TTTTAAGATGTCTATCATAATGTTCTTATTGTATATGATATTTAGGTCTTAGTCTAGTGTTATTTCAGAAACTTTATACACAACTGGATTTTGTTTACCAGGTTTACGAAACACAGCATAACTGGCACCAGGTCGGAATTGGTTCATCTCTACGACCTCGTAACCTTCGTCCTTTATCATATGTTCCATTGCGGTCTTCGTGTTGTAGTTCCAATATCCCCTCTTGGCCAGATCCAATTCTTGATCATAATGGCAATCGGCGTATTGTATTAATACGTAACCTCCAGGTATCAATACCCGCTTTATGTCATGTAGGTACTGTTGCACGTGTTGTTGTGTGAAGAACACAAAGGTGTCCCAACTGAATACAAAGTTACAACTGTTCTGTGGTATGTTTGAGCATTCGGTGTTACGGGTTGTGTAGAACTTTAGGTACTTGTGGTGTCTGGGGTTAAATTTCTTCCTTATCACTTTCTCCCTATCGAGTAGTATATCCAGAAAAAAGTTCAATCTCCACGATCTGAAATCCATAGAAAACATGCCGTCACCTGGACCGATCTCTAGACTGTTGTATATGTTTGTTTTTGCAAACTGAAATATCTTGCTTTGTACGAACTTCTGTAGCGTGGGGTCGATTGTGGATATTAATTTTTTCTGCTCAAGATCACGTCTGAACCACTCGGGAGTCTTGTCTAACCTGTTTATTGCTTCTTTGTTGTTAGCATCAACGGCCAGTTCTATGTCCTTCAATATTTTAAGATTTGAATCTATCAGTTGCTGTAGATCTTCCTTTTTGACCTTTTCTAATTTTTCAATGAGTAATTTTATTTCTTCTATGCTTAACATAGTATTATTTAAAATTCAAACAGTTTGTTGAACGTGTTACTGGTCTCTGTTGACTGTACGTCCCAATCCAGCACACCTATAAGATTGTCTATCTTCTGATCAAGTATTGTTGCTTCCATGGCGTCTCCGTCAAATGGCAGATCTTTGAACCATTCCGGAATTCGCATCTCATCCACAGGGTACGCGATACTCGTATAGCCTAACGGATTGTTTTTAAGTTTACACACTATCACTTTGGCACCATCTGTTATTGGCATACTGTACTTGTCGCCGTACATCTCTCTACACCTATTCCAATTCATGCTGGCTCTCACGTGTCCAGGCATGTTGGCTCTACCTGCCTTTTCCTCTGCCGCTGTGTACTTGGTCATGTTGTTTGCTCTCTTGGGAGATCCTTTCTCCCAACCTGGCCTAGATTTAAACTCTGCCCTGAATTCGCTGATTTTTTCTAGTACTTCTTTTTCTTGTTTGCCTTGTAGGACCATGTATAGAAGATCACTTAAGAAGTCCTGTACGAATACAGGTGTGTCTGATCGTTTAAGATCTAGTCCCATCGCTTTCATCTTGCCATCCTTGCCCTCGACGTCTGCACGTTTACCTTCTTTATCGTAGTACAACACAGCATATCTTTTTTTCGTGATGAATAATCCTTTCGATGCAACAAGCTCTCTGCCCGCCGCTATGACTTCTCCACGTGTGCTTGGACAATGGAAACCCTTAGTCATGAATGATTTGAAAGATCCATTTACTTCATCTGCTATCCTGTCATACAGTGCCACAACTGAATCTTTTGTCCACGGTATGACGCCCTCGTTGATCTCTTTTTGTAATGTCTTGTGTGCCGTGAAGTAAACCGAGTCCGTGTCTCCGTACACTATACTTTCTCCCTTGTGGTCATACTTTCCTGCGATGATCTCATTGGTCTTGCTGGCCATGTGTTTGGTGATACACCTGCCTGTAAGTGTCACACTCTGTCCAATCCTCATGTCAAAGAACCTACAACCTGGGTTCAGTATTGCACCATAAAGACTGTTTAGATTAATTTTCTTCACAAGTTGTCTTTTGTCCCAATACTCTCTTTCGATTTCGTTGTCTCCGCACTCTCGCATCTTTTTCTGCATGTCCTGTCTCTCCGCATACCAACGTTTCAACAGACCTGGTATGATTGCTTCGTATTCGTATGTGAATATTGTACCGTTGGCACTTAGCATCCATTTATTGTTGCCGTCGAATACGATCTCGTACAGTTGTGCGGCACTCATACGCACACTGGTCTTGTCCTCCCAGTCCACAATTATCTCTGTGCCCTTCTCTTGATTCATGACCGCTTGATACTCCCAACTGCCAAACTGGCTGTCCCATGCCGCCGCGAATGATTTCTTGGCGTGTTTGGCCCTGTTGATCTCTGCTGAAGTTATTACTGGCCTAATCTGTCCCACTATGGTCTCAGGACCCATGTTCAGTGCCCTAATAACACTTGGATATAGTGAGTTTATGTCAACAGATCCGATCCAATCATGTATTCCTTTTTGTGGGGTTGCCACGTGGGCTCCTGCCGCCGGTTGATTCTCTTCACCGTCTTTCTTGTACTTCCTACCCGGTACCTGCATTCCACGTCTGTGTGTCTCGTTCACTATTGCTTGTTCTGTGACTGCTACTGCACCCATTGTTGTCTGTAGTAGCACAGTGTTTTGGTGTGCTATCTCATTGGCTAGTTCTATGAACTTCAATTTTTTCTCTAGTTTGGCCAACAGTGCAGTATCTTGTCTGTTGTATTCTATGAACAATCCAAAGTCGTTCTTGTATAAGTTATCGAGCGAGCCTTCGTAAACTGTCTTCCTCTCATCCAACTCATGTTCACCTATTGCGTCTAGTCTGAAACTGTGTCTCTCCTCATATGTGTATTTCCTATACAGTTCTAGCAAGTCCAAGTGTACCCTACCAATTAGATCAAAACTTAATTGTTCTCTGCCGTATTTCTCAAACACTCTCTTTTTAGGCTTTTCACCCCAAAAGCATAATCTTCTTGTATCATCAGAACTCAATACCTTTTGTATTCTTCCTACAGTGTACGGAATGTCATACCCTTCACTGTTCCAACCTGACAGTATGTCTGCATCTTGTACTAATTCTAAAAATGCATCTAGCATGTCTTTCTCTTTCTCGAACAACATTGTGTTGTCAAACCTTTTAGTAAGTTCTTTTGCGTCATCCATGCTGATTGTCTTAGGCGGTACTGCCAATGTGACCAGTTGATCCGTCCAGCTCATATAACAACTTATGGCAGTTATGGGCATGAACGGATCATCTGTTGTTGAATAACCTCGATCTGGATCGAAGTCTACTTCAATATCAAAAAACATAACATTAAGTTTTGGAGTTTCTTTGCCTAAATAATTTTCTTCCAGACATCTGAACACAGGATTTATATCGTGTTCATAAAGTTGCTTGTTGGATCTTATACGTTGCTCTTTTATGAATTCTTTGTTGGAGGCACAATGCACTCTCTGTAAAGGTGCACCTGTCATTGATCTGTGCTTACCCCTTGCGTCCTCGTAGTAGAACACATACCTTGCGTCATACTCAACGAATACACGACCCTTCTTGGGATCACGTTCTACAACGTATATCTTGTCCTCGTCCTTTTTAAAAAGTGCGTCTATGTAACTCATTGTATGAATACTTTGTATAATCCTATTGTGTTCATTATTGTAAACCAACCTGTAAGACAAGCAATCCAAATTAATCTACGTCTGATTCCTGCCCAACACATGGTGCTAGACCCTAGCCAGTATAAAGGAAACACTATACTCATTATAGGCGATGGTGACGTGAAAGTCAACACCGCTGATCCGCAAACTGTTACTATGACAGAAAACAGTTCTAGGTAGAATGCTGTTTTATCTGTGTTGTAACTGGTTACCCAAAATTCTTTGAGTAGTGTTATCACTAAAGTTTGCCGGCGGTGTTTAGTATGCTTTCCAGCGTGTCCATCTCATCAGCAATGTTCTGATAGTTGCCCTTGTGTGCAACTGATATCGCTTTGTTGATTAGTGCTGGTTTCAATTCTAGTTCCTCTGAAATTGCTTTCACGGTGTCTCTCAGTCCACCCTTCAAATCATCCACCTCACCTAGCACTTGTGAGCCCTGTGATATGATCTGTATTAGTTTCTGCTTTTCTGCGTCGT